GGGTTACGAGGTAGTTGTATCAGGTATAAGCGAACTAGCTAATGAAAAACTTGTAGCACCTTTAACGAATGACTATATTTATGTTCGTGATGATAACTATACAGA